GAGGAATTGATTGAGGCGATTATGTTTGCTCATTCGCACATCAAAACGATTGTTCAAATGCAGAAGGATATGCTCGCCGAAATGGGCGTTAAAGCGACCGACTGGGTTGCTCCCGAGGGCAGAAATACTGCAATCGACGAAGACGTGAAAGCGTATGTCGGAAGCCGTTTGCACGAATATTCGTTTATGGGAATTAAGCAGGAGCGATACGGAAAAGTTGCCGAACTCAAAAAAGAAGTTGTTGCAGCGCTTGCGGAAAAATATCCCGAACAGGAAGGCGACATTAAGGCGGCGTTTGACGCTTGCGAAGAAAAAGATATGCGGGACACGATTTTGAACGAGCGTGTCCGTATCGGCGGAAGAAAATTAGACCAGGTTCGCCCGATTAACATTGAACTCGACTATTTGCCCTGTGCGCACGGCTCGGTTGTTTTCACAAGAGGCGAAACGCAAGGTTTGGTGGTTTGCACACTCGGCACGAAATCCGACGAGAAAATTATCGACGGGCTTCAAAAGGACTATCGCAAAACGTATTATCTGCACTATAATTTCCCTCCGTATTCGGTTGGCGAGTGCAAGAGAATGGGAAGCGTGGGAAGACGTGAAATTGGACACGGAAATCTTGCGGAAAGAGCGCTTGCTCCTATGCTCCCCAACGAGCAGCATTTCCCATACACCGTTCGTTTGGTCAGCGAAATTCTGGAATCCAACGGCTCATCGTCAATGGCTTCGGTTTGCGGCGGCTCACTTGCGCTTATGGCAGCGGGAGTTCCGATAAAAGAAGCGGTTGCAGGAGTTGCAATGGGCTTAATTAAAGAAGGCGACAAAACAGCAATTTTGACTGATATTCTGGGAACAGAAGACCATTTGGGCGATATGGACTTTAAGGTAACGGGAACCAAATCGGGCGTTACGGCAATCCAGATGGACATAAAAATCGATGGAATTACGCCCGAACTTATGCGTGAAGCATTGGCACAGGCACGAGACGCCCGTTTGCACATTTTGGAAAAAATGAATGCGGCTATTTCAAAATCACGTCCGGAAGTAAGCAAACACGCACCTATGATTTTGACGACAAAAATCCCCGAAGATAAAATCGGCGAATTGATTGGACCGGGAGGCAAAAACATAAAAGCATTGCAGGAAGCGACAGGCGCAGTTGTGAATATTGCCGAAGACGGAACGGTTCAAATAGCGGGTAAAACGAAAGAAGCGGCACAACTTGCTCTTCAAAGAATTGACGCCCAAATGGAAGAGCCGGAAATCGGCAGAACATATACTTCCGTAGTTAAAACGATTGTGGATTTCGGCGCATTTGTGGAATATTTGCCGGGCAAAGAGGGCTTGGTTCATATTTCAGAACTCGACGACAAAAGGGTAGTAAATGTAAGCGATTACCTCAGCATCGGCGACAGCGTAAAAGTAAAATTAGTAGGAATGGACAAAGGCAAAGTCCGTTTATCAGTAAAAGCAGCGAAAGAGTTGGAATAATTGTTATTGCAATAAAAAAACCGCACGGCAGAAAACTGCCGTGCGGTTTTTTTTGTATAATGCCCTCAAAACAAGGCAAACCGGCGTCCGGTTTGGTGGTTTTTAGCGTCTCACGCCAAGTTTCGCCGAATATCTGTGTGTTCTGCCGTTTCGGTCTTTTGCTTCGGCTATTACCAGATATGTGCCGTTGGTGACAAAACGTCCTGCGGGGTTGCGCAAATCCCAAACAAACGCCCCTCCGGTGGCTGAGCCTGTCGAAGCCCCAGCCCACACAACATTACCCGTCATATCATAAATTACGATTTTCGTCTCGGTCGCTTTCTCGTTGTTGGGTAATACAACGTTTATTTCGGCTTTATCCGAAACAGGATTCACTGCAAATTTTATTCCATAACGATTATCGGATTTTTTCGTGTTACTGATTGAAACATTTTCACGCGGGTCGGTTGATAAGGTAATAAACCTTTCGCTTATTGTTATTGCTATATTTCTTTCAAGAATCGTGTAGTTGTCTGCCGTAATACTGTCGGTAATTACGGTTACAAGAAATCTTTCGCCTATCGGCAAAACTATATTCCTATCAAGAATTAAGCCGTCGTTTCTCAATGTTCGTGAATTGTTGTTTAGGTTTTGAATTGCAATTCTCGGTCTGCCTTGCAAAACACTTCTGTCATCTGTTTCGTTTCTTATTGTGTCGGTCGCAAAGTTGTCGAAATCAAGAATGCTTTCTATATAATCAAACAAATTACCTGAAACTCTTATCGTTGTGTCGGCGACAACCGTGTCGGCAACATTGTTGTTTCGGTCTCTCATTACAACATTTAGCGGTCTTTGTAAAATGTCGTATTCCTTAAACTGGTTGATTGTTAAGGAAAGATTAGTTCGAATATTATCATCAACTCTTGGAACTGCCTGTAAAAGATGTCTTCCGGCTGCTGATTGACGCCCCATTTCCGCAAAAGGAATTTCCAGCACGCTTCCATCTTGTCTGGTTATAGAATGCGTAATTGCTCGCGGATATTGCACCATTTTGTTAAAAATAAACGGCTCTTTAATTTCTTCCCATTCAACATCAATCGTTCTTCTTATTATGGAATATTGTTTTTGCGTATTGTGCAGTACAATATTGTCGTCCGAATTTAGTAATGTCGCAGTTGCAATATAATTTTCGCCGATTTCTCTTCCGTTTCCTGATACGCTGAGCGGAAATCTTTCGTTGTCAATGCTTGTCGCCGTCGGTGCTTGAACTGCGCCGTGCCATTGAAGTGTCGAATCCCCCCAAATTACATTTATATCTCGCTTGTTTATTCTGAAATGTTTTGTTATCTCAAAAGAATACCTTCCAATTCCTGTAATTACAACTGTTGCAACTCCCGCATTTGTGTTGTTTGTGTAGGAAGTCCTAAAATCGGTGTTTTCCGTCAATAAAAATTCATTTCCTCTGTCAAAATATCTTATCGGCGACGAAATTCTAATGGGGTCGCCCGTATAAACAAAAGTATATTCCGGCAAAATTATACCCTGATTACGATTCTGAAAATACGGATAAGAAACTCCTTCCTCAATATACCAAATATTCTCAAAATCCCAACCAACAAATGTGCCTCTTTGCCTCATTTGTGCGGTTGTTCTTGGAATACTTCCGCCGTTGTTATCGCTTTGTCCGCTTCTTTGGCTGTCGTAGAAAGAGTTTGTTATTGTGCCGCCCTGTCCTCTCCCTACCAATCCACCGGCATTCCGCCAATCGCCTGAAACAATAGCAGTTGAGTAGGAATTAGTAATATTTCCAGCATTGTGTCCAACTAACCCGCCAAGATTTCTTACATTACTAAAACCGCCATCGGAAACAATGCCGTCAAAATAGGAATTGATAATTTCTCCACCACCAGAATTATTCATTCCAACTAATCCGCCTATATTTTCTGCCCAACTTGCGCCGGCTCTAACTGTGGCTATTACATAACAATTGTCTATCGTGCCACCATTTTCTGCAACCAATACCCCGACATTATGAATTGCACTGACAAATACACCAACTATTCCGAGATTATTGACACTTCCTCTTGAATCCCTGAAAAATCCGTGAGCATTATGCGTGAAAGAACCGCTGGTGTTATCGCGAATATAAACACCGCTGATAATATAGCCGTTGCCGTCAAATCTACCAAAAAATCTTTCTATTGGCACCCAAGCATTTCTCGGAGCATTGGTAGGCGACCAACTTCGCCAATTTGTTGTATCGTTTAGCATAATATTTGCGCCAAGTTTTACAGTTATATTTCGACCGGATTGAAAGTCTCTAAATCGACTTGTTCCGCTGTTTGCCAATTGCGCCAACCCCGCCAACTCTTCGGCGGTGGTAAGTGTAAATTCCGTGGCGATTGAGTTATACCAAGAAATATCTGCCGTTCCGTTCCAAACCGCGCTCGTTTGCGCAGTTGTCATTGTTGCAATAATCGCCGTTATTGCCAGTGCTTTGAGTAGGTTTTTCATTTCGTTGCTCCTTTATTAGTTTCAAATTATCTCGTTTTTTAACAAACCGGACGCCGGTTTACTTGGTTTTCCGTGTTTATATGCAAAAAAAGCAAAGCGCAACACAGCACTTTGCTTTCAACAAATTTATATCGTAAAATTTTAGATGGATTTTCCCCTAGTCGGGTAGTCGGGTAGTCGGGTAGTCGGGTAGTCGGGTAGTCGGGTAAAAATACTAAATGTTATCAAGACCCCATAAGTGGAAACACTTCTTTTTACAAGCATTTCGGTAAAAAAGAAGAAAAAACTTTTATCAATACTTTCAAGGTCATTTTAGGGGGACATTATGAAAAAAACAAAACAAAGAGTAAGCGAGCATAGCGAGCGCTCGGCTGTTGGAAAAAAAGAAAATTATTTATTTAATAAAAGCAAGCGCGGCGCAAGCCGCGCCCCCGCTTCTTACAGCGGAGCGAATGTTGAGAAAATAGATAGTGTTTGTGTTGGCGGGGATAGCGAAAAATCGCAAAACGAAAAAATTAAATATATAAGCAATGGATTTGAGCGTTGCGGTAATTGCCGATATGCCGAACAGTGTAAAATTGAAGATAGCGATTTTAATAAAACAGATAAATGTAGAGAGTGGTCTGAAAGCGATACGGTGGAAAAATGCGTTGAGTGTAAATTTTGCATAACCGGAAATTATGCGCTTGGATGTAAAAAATGGAATGGCACATCGCGCCCGCATTATTCAGTGTCGTGTCGCAGTTTTGAAAAACGCCAATCCGAAAAAATCCGCAAAGATAAATTCGGAAGAATTAAAAAAGGCGGTGCGAAATGATTTTTTCAAACAATTACTATTTAACGCCTAAAGAGTATTTGCAGTATCACAACGATACTGATTGCATTTACAGCATAATAAACAATGTTCTTCAAATTATCGCTTGCGGAAATGAAACTTGTATTTATACCAAAGAAAAAATGAAAGACAAAGTTTTCAAAATGCTGTATGGCGCAAAAATACAAAATCAGCAGTTAAAACTTTTTACGGGAAACGAGGCAAACAATGATTAAATACATATCCCTCTTTTCAGGAATAGAAGCGGCGAAAGTTGCTTTTGATTTTGCGGGAATACCAGCCGAGCCGTTAGCGTTTTTTGAAATCGAAAAACAGCAGAGTAAATTACTTGCGGACAAATATCCGAACACACCAAATTATGGTGATGTCTGCGAATTTAACTTTTCGACATTCAACGGAAAAATCGATTTTCTTTGTGGCGGCAGTCCGTGCCAAAGTTTTAGTATGGCAAATCACAAACGAGATTTTACGGGCGTTGATTTAATGCAAGAATTTGTTAGTGCTGTTTGGCAATGTGAGCCTGATTATTTCTTATTCGAGAATGTCCCGCAAACAAAGTCTTTTTTCGAGGAGTATGTAAACGAAAATTTGTTTTCAGAAAAAAGGTGTTTGTGCGAGAAATATAACATTTGGCACGGCGTAATAAACTCCGCAGATTTCGGATTTATGCAACCGCGAAAAAGATATTACTGCATAGGAAGTAAAAAATCAAAACCGCAAATCAAAGTTTCGCAGGTTTGCAAAGAAGAAATAGAATTTAATTATTTACCGCCGACAAACTTTGACTTGAAACAATTTGAAAAACACAAAGAAGAAAAACGAAACGGATTTACATATTCAGGGCAGAATTGGGATAAATACGCACACACAAATCGTGTAGGTGTTTTAGTTAAACAGCACCCGGTTTTAGAATATACCGAAAACCATATTGGAATACTTTCCGCCGAAACTCACGAACAATTACAAGGTTTTCCCGTTGGTTACACTGCGGGCTTTTCGTTCACACGCAGAATAGCGATGTTGGGTAATTCTTGGCATTGTGGAACTATTGCTGAAATATTTAAGCAAGTTTTCAATGGAACTGAATTTGCAAACAATAATTACTCTTCACAAACAGTTTCAGAAAGGGGTAATTTATGAAACAAGAAGAAAGCAAAATGCAAGTTGAGTTATTTAACTTAATTCGCGCTCGTGGGAAAACCTGCGAAAAATGGTTTGTTATTCACAGCACACCAAACGGCGGACATCGCACGACCACAACCGCAAAGAAAATGAAATCCGAGGGGGTTTTAGCGGGCGTGTGGGATATTAAAATTCCCGTGCAAACGGAACACTATGCGGGAATGTTTATCGAAATGAAATTCGGCGACAACAAATTGACCGAACATCAAAAACTGTTTCGTGAAAAAACAGACAAGGCAAATGCGGGTTTTAAGCCGTTCAAGTGGGTTGTTTGTTATTCTCATTGGGAAGCGTATAGGAAAATCGAAAATTACTTGAAAGGCGGTTTGTAATGGAAATACTACAATTAAAAGAGGCATTAAAAGGGATTTTAGCAGACGAAAACGCTAAAATTACCACAGACGAAATTACGCTGAAAAGCAAAACGCTTTATGAAATTATGAAATGCTACTCGGACGAACATTTAGGGTATGACAGATGTTATTATATCAAATCCGCCATAAAATACTTTGAGAATAACACTTTAACTTGGCGTAATTTTGTGAAGTATTTATACGACGGACTAAACGGAAATGTGAAAAGTATAAAAAATCCGAATTTAGCGTATAAGGCGGAAACAATGTATTCGCAGTATTCGCTAATTCATTCTGCTTTTATGCACTGCGAACATTCGGGCTTTATTCCGCCGAACGAAAACATCGTTAGCGGGAAACATTTGCCACCTCAAATGGCAAATGCTTTCAAGAAAAAACGCCGGAAAGAATATAGCGAAGTAGTGGTAAATCACGATGTTTTCGAGAATTTTTTGAACTTCTATTTGCTTAACAGAAGCACAGATACATCACTTCGAGAAATCGGATTGCTTGCATATTATACGGGAATGCGGCTTTCGGAAGTTTGCAATTTGAAGTGGAGCGATATAAAAACCAACTACATATTTTTGACAAAGACAAAAGAGCGGCACAACAAAAAATCGCCGTTAGATACGAATGCGTTAAATCTTTTGCGTAAAATAAAAAAATCAAGGTTTTGTGAATATGTATTTCCAAACCTTAAAGATTTAGAAAAGCCGATTTCGTCAAGAGTAGTCAGTCAATTATTTTACGACCATTGGAAAAAATACCAAGAATTAAATAAAGAGGCAAATTTTCCATTTTCATTCAAGAGTTTTAGAACAGCGAATATTCATACAAAACAATCGCTCGGACTTTCGGCAGAGGATATTCGTAAATCGGTCGGACACAAAAACGGCTTTATTACGGATAATTCCTATTCGGGAACTCTTGCGCCGCGAGCAATGGAAGAATTTACGACAAATCCGATAAACGAAATTACACGAGAGATAAACACGATAATCCGCCGCGAATTTTGCGCCGCCGATGTTATGTGTTTAGATATGAATTTGTTTAGAGAGGGAATAAGAGAACTAATAAACAAATGCACACAAAATACAGATGATGAGGTTTTGAGTATCGGATATGCTTTTAAGGGCAAAGTAAAGAAACAAGAGCAATCGGTGCAAATTTTACAATTCGCAAAATTCGGTTAAATAATGGTTTTCAAATAACAATAAACAAAGGAGTGTTTTATGGTTTGGGTGTTTGCAGTGTGCGGAGTTGCCGCATTGATTTTCTTTGCAATAGCAGAGGTAAAGGAAGAGAGAGGGCGTAATTTATGGTAAAAATGAGCAAAGAAAAGTTTATTGAAGAGGTGCGAGCGCGGGCGCATACAGTGCCGAATAAAAACGAATGGATTGCTATGTTCACGCACTATAATTGCTATAAGTGTGTGAGTTTGGTTTCGGTAATGGCAGATTTTTTTCTGCTGAAAGGACAGGAAGCGGAATATTTGAGAAAGCGGCGATTTTCGCCGGAAGAGTTTGATGAGTTGGTATTAAAATATTTCCCTGAATGGCTGGGGAAAAACGAACAAAAGAAAGGCGGATAAAATGATAGGAAAGGCAGTAATAGCATTTGATTGTGTGGCAAATTGCAACTCAAAAGAGATTTATTACGGAAAGTGCAAGCACTTAAAAAGCGGGCAATGTTCAATCGGATTGTTTTTTTCGTCGGAAGAACTGAATGATTTTTTACAAGAGGCAAAAGCAAACTATATCCAAAAGCACTTTTTGGAAAAAAGCGGACTGTTTGCAGAACAAAGCGAACAAAACGCAGTAACGCCGGCACAGAGAAAAATGCTTGAAATATCACAGGAAATGAAATTTTTGAATAAAATAGAAGAGGCACAAATCATTGATAGTGCCGGCGAAAAACTTTGTGCGCATTATCACAGCGATAAAGATTGCAAGTATTTTGAAAGAATTTGTGAGAAAAGCATATTGTGCAAACACAGCAATATGATTGAAGCAGATATTTATTGTGAAAGAAACAAAGAAAGTGAAGCGTGAGTATGAAAACAAAAGAAGAAATCAAAGCGCAAAAACGAGAATGGTATTTACAAAATCGCGAGAAAGTACTTTGTCGAATGAATTTTTATTATTCATTTGACGAAAACAAACAGCGGCGTAGTGAAAACTTTCAGCGTTGGAAAAGAAACAACGATACTACACACATTATTGCGGAAAGCGTTAAATCAATGGCGGTATTATCACAAACGCCTTTCAAGGTTTTGTCGTGTGATTTTAGTAACGGGGATTCTTGGACGACAATTTCTATAATTCCGCCCGCAATATCTAATTTCGGCGCAAAAGTAAAATTAACCGAAAAGATTTATTCGGGAACTCTTGCGCCGCGAGCAATGGAAGAATTTACGACAAATCCGATAGGCGCAAAAGTAAAATTAACCGGAAAGATTTATCCGGGAAGCATTAAGCGAATGTCTAAAAAAGACGGAACGCCGTATTATACTTGCTCACTTGAATTTTTAACACAATACGGCGACGGAAAACCATATCCGCAATGGATAGATATTAAAACCTATTTCAATTTGTGCGGAAATTGCTTTAACAATCAAATAATAAGCGTTTCGGGAGAATTGCGGTCAATAAAGAAAACATACTACACCGAAAAAAAACAGCCCGTAGAGATTAAGCAGTTTTTCATTTTCGCTGAAAGTATCAAATCGGAAACTTGGAAAAACGAAATAGACAGAATGTTTGAAAAAGCAGTAAAGGAATTAGAAAGAGGTTTGGTATGACAAAGAATTTCAGTAACAGAGAATTACAATGCCGTTGCGGGTGTGGCGCACTGCCAAATCAAGATTTTATGAATCGCGTTCAAGTGTTGCGCGATATTTTGGGAACGCCGCTAATTGTTAATTCGGCGATGCGTTGCGCCGAACATAACAGAGCAATCGGCGGCGCGGCAAATTCACATCATTTATCGGGGAATGCCATTGATTTACGGGCAAATAATGGAATGGAAGCATACCAAATAGGAATGTTGGCTTTCCGTCTCGGATTTACAGGTATAGGTGTAGGAGAAACTTTTATACACATTGATACGAGAGCAGTCAATCCTATTTTGTGGAGGTACTTAAAATGAGCAAAAAGCAAATTCAGCGAGTTTGTCGAAACTGTGAGTATTATGCCAAATTTTCGGGTGTTTGCGCAAATATTCATAGCGAATGGCGGGCAGATTTCAGAAGCGCAACAGAAACCTGCGAACTGTGGGCATTGAACGAAAAACTAAAAAAGAAAGATACTTAAAATGGAGAATTACGAAAAAATCAAATTAGAGGCGCAAGCATTGCAGAATGAGATTGAATTGCTTAAAAATGAATATTGCAAGGACGAAAAGCAATTTAATCAAAATTCAGTTGAAAAGTTTATGGCAGTAATAGAGGAAAAGGTTGAAAATTTGGGGGATTTGACTAAAAGGGGGAACAAATGAAAATAATATTGATTATCGTTTGCGTTTCGTTTATTGCAATGGTTTTTAGGAACGACGAATTGATACGCAAAAATTCCGAATTGAAAGTGGAGTTAGGCAGGTATTATTCGGTAGTTGATAGTTTACAGACGGAAATTCGCAAACTAACGGAACATAACGAGGACTTGCGCGATTTGATAAAAGAAAGGTGGGGTAATGAACCCTAAAACTATTTTTGTGATTTATGAAAAGGCGGCTTTGAATAAAAACAAACGCTACAAAGGAATTTTTAAGCAGGCAAAAGAATATTTTTCAGATAAAGAATTGTCTGCTGAAAGTATTGATTTGTTTTTTGAGGAATGCCTTAAAAAAGGAATCAAGCCAAGCACTATTCACACAAAAATTAGTTTTATGTCAGCGGCTTATTCTTTTGCCGTTTTGCACGGATTAGCAAAGGAAAACCCTATGTCGTTTTGCTTGACGCAAAAAATCAAGCGGTCTAAAAGAAATATTTTCACGCCCAAAGCAGACACGATAGAGGGTTTTACAATGTCGGATTTTCAAGCATAATACTTTTAATATTCTTTTCGTGAAGCCCGCCAAATTCAGCGGGCTTTTATTTTTTCGGAAAAAAAGCGGGGAAAAATGGCAATATTTGATTTTTTCAGAAAAAAAGAAACAAAGCAAAGCGAAAGTATTTTGTTGCCGAGAGCAAACAGCGGACAGAATTATTTTGACGAAACGGCATTTTTGAACGGGCGGGCGGCATATTCGGATATAGTAGAAAAAATACTCGGCGGCGGCGAACTTTCGCGGCAAACAAGCATTCGTTTGTCTAAATATCTTTATCGCACTAATGAATTTGCGCAAGGAATGATTGACCGCTACATCGGAAAAGTGATAAATAACGGCTTAATGTTAGAGGCGTGTCCGAATGAAAACATTTTGTCGAAATTTGGCATTAACAGCGAAAGTATAACAGAAGCAATTTTTGATATTGAAGCGTTTTTTTCAGTATGGAAAGATAACGCAGAAATAGTATCACAGCGCAAGCGTTGGACTTTCGGCGAATTACAGCGTGTCGCAATGCGTGAAGCGTTAATAAAAGGCGACTGCTTGATTGTTTCGTCAGTAGGCACAGACGGCTTCCCGAGAATTGACATTATCGGCGGCGACAGAATTAAAAGCCCCAAATATTCGCCGAACATAATTGACGGCATAGAACTTGACGAAAACGGCGCAGAGGTCAAATATTTTGTCGAAAATGGCAAAGGCGGATTTCAAGAAATTAGTGCGTATGGAAAGAATACAAACCGCCGTGTTGCTTGGCTTTTGCGGGCGAACGACACAACAAGCGAAAGTTTGCGCGGCGAGCCGTTTGTGTCTGTAATAATAAGAACTTTGCACGAATTAAATGAAAGTTTAGCAAGCGAACAGGCGGCAATGCGTATAAATTCGCAAGTTGTATTAACACACAAACGCGGCAAAGAGCAAAGCAAATTCGACAACGACACAGGGGAAAAATTAGAAGTATTAAATAGATGGCGAAAAAGTCAAGTTGAACCAAAAAGCGAGCCATTGACAAACAGCAATCAAATAAGCATTTCAGAACCTAAAAAAGGTTTCATTTTAACGGGAATGGAAAACAGCGAGGAAATAGATAGTTTTGACACCAAACGCCCAAATTTAGATGTGCCGGCATTCATAATCGAAAGTTTGAAATCCGCCTGCCGTGCAAAAGGATTTCCACCCGAAGTGTTTTTGATGGAGTATAACACCTCGTATTCCGCCAGCACCAACGCCCGCAACGACTTTTACGAATTACAAAAACTTGAAGCAAGCCGTTTTATTTCAAACTTTTTAATGCCAATTTATCGTGAAATACTTTTGGGAATGGTAGCGCGGGGAATTTTAGAAATGCCGAAATATGCGCCGGCGATAGAAAGCGGTGATTGGTTAATTGCCGGCGCGTGGGAACAGGCGCAATGGAGCGGAAGCGTTGAAAAACCGATTGACTTAAAACTGATTAAAGCGTTGGAAATCGCCGAGAGTTTGGAATTTATTACGCCCGTTGAAGCGTGTAAAAAATATTTCGGGAATAACTTTTACAACAATTTGCGGATAAATAAGGCGTTGCGTGAAAAATACGGCTTTGTTCTTCCAAACGGGCGAATTTCAGCAGAGGAAATAGCGCTATTGACTGAAAATGAGGACAGCGGACTTAAAGGCAACAAAACAAAATTCACGGAAGACGGAAACTTAATTTGAAAATCATATTTTCAACATTCCGCGAGTTTCGCAAGTAAAGCGGGCAGAAAAAATAATTTGTAAGAGAAAATATAAAAAGGAGTTAAAAAATGGTTTATTCACACTTGAAAGACGGCGGAATTTTGCACATTTCGGTTTCGGGCGAAATTACCGAATGGGACAGTGAAGAGGCGACACTTTGGATTGACGGACTAAATACCGCCGATGTAAAAGCCGTCGAAATCGCAATCGACACAATTGGCGGCGATTATTTTTCAGCCGTTGCAATCGCAAACGCAATCCGAAAATTTGATGTGCCGAAAACAGCAAGAGTAATCGGAACTTGCTTTTCGGCAGGCAATACGATTTTACTTGCGTGTGAAAAGCGCGTTGCATATCCGCAAACAATGTTTATGATACACAATATCATTTCTTTGTTCGGCGGCAATGTGGCAGAGGCGAAAAAGCAAATTGAAAACACTGAAAAAATCGACGCGGATTTGTTGAACTCTTTTGTAAAAACGCTTAAAATTTCCGAGAGCGAAATAAAGACACTAATGGAAAATGAGGAGTTTTTTACAGCGCAAAAGGCGTTTGAAATCGGACTAATTACCGAACTTTCGCAAAAAGAAAGCGCGAGCGGACTTGTAGCAGGCAACGCTATTTTGCGGATTATTCAAAATACGGCAAAACGCCAACCAGCCGAAAACACCAACGAAAAAGTAATTGCCGAACTTGAAGCGAAAATAAAAAACATTTATGCAAACACCGAAAAGCACTTGAAATATTTAGATGTTTGCAAAGATAAAGTTTTACAAAACATTCGAGAGGGCAAAGAATTTTCGGCAGAAATTGCAGAAAATTACGCGGAAATAAAAATCGCAAATATGCAGAGAGAAAAGAGCGCAGCGGAAAATCAGCCATTTACGCCGGCAACACCAAAAAACGAAAGTAATTATTTGGCTATTAAAAACAAACTTAACATAAAAGGAGTGTAAGTAATGGGACGAATTTTAGCATTTCCCGAAAGACAGAGCGCAAATACCGAAGTGCTTAACTTGACGGCAACAGAAATTGCCGCCTTGACCGACGGCTTGCAAAGCGGAATGTTTATTTCGCAAAGCACGGGTGCAAACGCGGCAGAGTATCGGCTTTTCAAATCACAAAACGATTGCGGGCGTATTGACGGCGTAATTGCTTTTGATGTTGCAAAGGACAAACTCAAAGAGGGCGCAAATGTAATTGCGAGAGTGCAAAACGGCATACTTTACCGGCAAGTTGCAGAGGCAATTAACAATGTGGCAATAAACGATATTGCCGACACCGAGACGAAAACGACATATAAAACTTTGCTTGAAAAACAGGGTTTTGTAATTGTAAATCATTCATTCGCAGACACAATTTAACAGAAAAGGAGTTAGATTATGCCAAAACAATATACCAACGGCAGACCGCAAAATGTAGGCACAAACGGCGGCGGCGGACTGCCGAACGAAAGCGGCAGTATCATTATTGATTATATCCAAGAACAGCCCGAAACAATCCAAGACGGATTACTTGCGCTTTTTTCGGCAGATGTGGATAGTTTTTTTATGGGCGACAAAATCTACATAGACCAATTAGGCGCAGACCAAGAAGTGGCGAAAGCAAAAACGCCATCGGCAAAAGCAGATATAATCGAGCCGAAAGGAATTTTGGATTTTGAAGTTGAAGCACCTAAATATTCGCTTAAAATTCCGTTTAACATTCGAGCGGGTAAAGATGTTCGCCTTGCAGGTCAAGCACCGACCGACGACATCGACAAGCAGGCGATTTTGGGCGTAATGCTGAAAAACAGAGTGCTTGTAATGATTAACCGCACAAAACGAGCAATGATGAAGCAAGCGGCGCAAATTTTTCAAACGGGAAAAATCGCATTTTCAAAAGAAGATGCGGGACTTGCAGATGCGGATTTCAAATATTCGCCCGAATTGTTTTATGACTACACCACAAAATGGGTAAATGCGGACGGCACAATAAACCAAAACACAGACCCGATTAAAGATATTAGAGACCGAATTTCTTTGATTTACGACAAATCAAGCGTTTCAGAATTTGATGTTCTTTTAGACGGCACGGCGTATGACGGACTTTTGAAAAACGAAAAGGTCTTGAAATTTGCCGATACACAATGGATTGAAATATTGCGTTTTGCGCCGAAAGAAATGCAGGCGGACGGGCGGGCGTATTGCGGCACACACTTTATCGACGGGCGAAAAGTTGATTTTTACCTTTTCAACGGCACATACCGCGAAAACGGCGTGAGCAAAAAATATTTGAACGACGGACAGGTCGTAATTTTGCCGAAAAACGGCGGAAAATACAAAGTTTGCTTTGCGGGCGTTGATATGGTTAGCGAACTTGACGAAAGTTTGAAAGAAGTTTCGCCGACGAGAAACATAACACTTTTTGGCGACAGAAAAGCGGTTGATGTTTGGATTGAAACAATCAAAGAGGATAACACGGCATTTTTGCAATTTACAAGCCGTCCCGTTCTTTGTGCCGTTTCAAGAGACACACACGGAAGTTTCAATGTAAAAGCGAAAGCATAACGAAAGGCGGGAAAAATGGCGAAAATCATTAAAGGCGTATTTCACAAGCAAGTGCGATACAACGCAGGCGACGACATAAGCAATTTACCGAAAGAGGACATTGAACTTTTGGTAAAACTCGGATATGCGGAAGAAACGGCAGAGCAAACGGAAGAAATAGAAACGCCGGAAGTTGAAGCAGAAACCGAAGCAAAAAAAGGGCGTAAAAAATGAGTTTCACGGCGAGAGTAGCGAACGACAGCCGCGATATTTTGGCGGAACTCGGCGACGAAATAACCCTCATTTCGCCGTCGGTATTTTCCGTTAAAATTAAAGCAGTCAGCCGCGACATCGCACAAGTGATTGACCCGAATTTTGCGGTGTCAATTACGGACAGAAACATAAACGCCCGTATATCAATCGCCGATTTGGCAGAGCAAAATTACCCTTTTGTTCTGCCGAACGGCGAATATTCGCTTAACGGACACAAAGTCGAAATGTTATATCCGAATGGCGAAACAAGAAAATGGGAAATAGTCGATTTTCACGCAGATAAATTTACGGGAACGATAAATCTTGATTTGAACGTAAAAGGACAAAGGCAATACACACACGGGAGATTTGCGCAATGATTAGAGAGGCAAAATATATAAGAAACATAGATAATTTAATGAATTTGATTATCGCCGCAATGATAGACCAGCGCGGGAAAATTCCCGTTGAAAATATAAGATATGAATTATTAAATTCGTTTTTTAACGGCGAAAATCCAAATGTTTATGCAAAATGGCATTCGCCTTTGGATTTGTCGGAGTTGAACGCCGTAATAATCAATTTGGGCGATGTTTCGTTTGAAGCGAGAACGGCGATAACGGAAAACGCAACGGCAATTTATTACATTGATTTTGAAGCGAAAGGCACAAGCGATAGTGATACACTTGACAAAATTCTTTATGTTTCGTCGATAATATGTCAAACGCTGAAAAAGGCGGGAAAAACGTTTTTTTCGGCGGAAAAGACAGCAATACAAAAATTTGAAACAGACCCGAACAAAGCAAACGACGGCGCAAACAATGTAATTGCCGCCCGCTTGACTTTTTCAATCGACACAATCGAAGAAATAACGGATTTCGGCGAATGGGACGGCGCAAGAATAAACGATACTTTGGCAACAACAAATAAAGGAACTTTTAACATTTACAAGGAGTGGTAAATATGGCATTAAGCAATGCGATAGACCAAAACGCAATAAGCAGAACGCTGGGCTATGCGTTGGATTTTCGCGACACACAAACAGCGGCGGCGGGTGTTTTGCCCGTGAGAGTGGCGATTTTGTCGCCGATTGGCACAAATGCAACAACGGAAATTTCAAAAATTGAAAACGCAACACGGGCGAAAGTGCTTTCAACTTTCGGAAATTGTCCTGCTGTTTCAATGATTGATATTTTCAAAAACAATTCAAATGCGGCGGTTGATGTAATAGCGGTCGGATTGACGAAAGGCGCAACGTCGGCAAATACGACAATCACATTCGCAATTACAGGCACAGCCACCGCCGCGACAAAAGAAAGCGAAATTAAATTTGTCGTAAATGGCACGGAAACATACTCGGCAAAAATTGTAAAAGACGATACAATGCAGGATATTATCCGTAAAGTATTAGCAATATTGCCGGTGGCGACAACAGACAACAGACAAATTTTCGCGGCTACATCAGGCACGAATGGAATCACATTTACATCTTCGTTTTCGGGAACTATCGGAAACGATACGAAAATACAAATAGCGATTTCAGGCGACGAAATTACAGCGACACGCGGCGGGATAAATGTTTCAAATGCAATGATAAATCTAACAGGCGGCGCGGGCGACCCAATTTTTGAGGACGGGTATTTAGAAATACAATTCGGTGAAATATGGTATAATATCGTTGTGAATCCGTTCGGAGCAAACAGCACCGTTTATGATGTTTTGAAAACATTTAACGGCACACCGAGCGAAAACGGCGGTACAGGACGCTGGAACGCGCAAGTTGTTAAGCCGTTTATTGCAATTTCGGGAACGAGCGAAAGCGACATTGAAAGCACCAGAAACACGCAAGGAATAATAACAAAACGCGGGCTTAAAGATATGGTGGGAAGTGCCGACGATTTGACAAACGCGCTTTGCACCGCTCCAAACAGCGCAAACACACCTGCGCAAATTGCGGCGGCATACACAGCGATTTTCGCGGAACAGGTAAGAGCAAAGCCGCATTTGGATATTGCAGGGAAAAAATTACCCGTTCTTTCGCTTTACGGACAAAACATCGGCGAAATGGAAATTTACAATATCCGCGACGAAATCGCAAAAGCGGGAATTACAACAGTTACGTATGATATTCAGTTGCAGGGCTATGTTGTGCAGGATTTTATCACATTCCGCCGAATGCCCGACCAAAGCCAAATGGCGCGGGATTGGAACTACTGCCGAAACATTTTCATTGACTTTAATATTGCGTTTAATTACCAAGTATTGCAAAGAAGAACGTTACTCGGCAAAGTGATTGTGAAAGACGACGAAATTATATCGTCAAGCCGTCGCAGTGATGTAATCCGCCTTTCGGTTTGGAAAGCGGCGATAGTAAACTTTTTTACGCAAATGATAGCGTTTGCGTATATCACAGACCAAGATTACAGCAATGAAAGTTTACTTGTAGAGTTGAGCGGAACAAATCCAAAGCGGATAAATACGCAATTTGCGTATAAACGCACGGAAACGGTAGGTATTGCAAGCACGACGGCATACGCCGGCTTTTCATTCGGAGAGGAGTAAAATTATGAAGATAGAAGAAATTGAAACGCAATTAAGAAAAATGGGGGTAGAATTATGAGTTTGTATTTATCAATCAATCACGAGGATTTGGGACTTCGGAGTTTTGAAATTAAAGCCGATAATTCGGCAACAATTGATTTGGGCGGATATACGACAGAGCGCGAAATAACAGGCGCGGGGTCGGCAATCGTAAAGCGCAATCGTAAAGTTTGGCAAATCGAAAGCGTCGATGTTTTTTGCGACATTGAAGCGGGCGATTTGGAGTATTTGCAGGGAACGCTAACAAGCCGAAAAGAAGCGGTAATAACATACCAGCACGACGACGGATTTACATATTCGGGAACGGGCGGAATTGCCGGCGACGTGAAGTATAACACGGCAGACAAAACCGTATCAATAAACCTTTCAGGCGGCGGAATGCTAACTAAAATTTAAGGGGGAATTATGAAAATTGAAACAATAGACAAAATAAATGAAGTCAGAAAAGAAATAAAGGCGACAAAAGACAAGATACTTCATTTACAATGGCTTACTTGCAATGGCACAAAGAAATATAAATTACGCATAGAAAACGGACTTTCCGATTTTTATGTTTTTGTGGATTTAGTGCCGTCTATTGAAGAGTTTGAAAAAGAGGTTTTACTAAAAACAAGAGAACTTTTAGAGTTAGGAGTTGAATTATGATAACAAGAGAGCAGGCAGAAGAGCAATTTTACGAATGGGCGTTAAATGCAAAAGAACTAACAAGAGAATCGATTGAAAACAACAAAAGCAAAAGAGATTTCGCCGAAACAATAATCGGCGCAATACAATTTGGGCGAATTGAATTTTTAGACGATAGTGTGAAATACAAATTGAAATACGAAATCGGCGGAATTAAAGAATTGACGATTAAAAAGCGTATTTTGATTTCAAAAAGCATTTCACATCAAAGTAGCAATCAGATTACGCTTGCGTTGCGGGCTATTGAAGCATATACGGAAACGCCTCTTGCAGTGTTAAATGATTTAGATATATTTGACTTTAACAGAATAGCGGCGATTATGTCTTTTTTCGGATAATTGACAAATCGGCAATCGGAAAAATGCTGGTTTTGATTTGTCAAGTATTCGAGTTTTTACCAATTCCCGCCGGCGAACTTTATGCAGACGATAAAGATTTCAACGGCGTGGAATATTGGTATAACGAAGCGGTAAAAATAAACGAGAAAAACGCAAAAGCAATGAAGCGTAAAAAGTAGTAAAAACAGCCGCAAATTTCAAGCAAAACCCTTGACTTTTGCGGCGTTTTGATGTATATTGTTAGTAGAGAGATAGGCGGGGAAAATGAGTTTTGTAGAAATAACAAAAATTGCGGACTTGACCGAAGAATTTAAGCGATTAAGTGAAGTTTTAGCGGTTTTGCTAAATGCAACAAGAGACGGCAACAACAAGGCGGAAATTAAAGTTAGCGACGGATTTAAGGAAGTTAAAGTTTTGGCAGATTTAACAGAAAATATTAGCGAAACAAAAGCAAAAATCGCAGAAACAAAAGCAAAAATCAAAAAAGCGAGTGAGGATTTGTAAAGGAAAGGGCGGGAATTATGGGAATGATAAATAATTTATTAGAGAAACACAACGCTTGGACTGAAAAAATGAGCGAAAATAAATATGTTCTCAAACATCACGCTTGGACTGAAAGAATGAGTGATAAAATGAGAAAAAATAAATTTTTTTGCAAAATAGACGCTTGGACTGATAAAATTAGTGAGAAAATTTAATTTCCGACAAATAATACTTTCAACATTCCACACATTTAACCTGCCAACATTGGCGGGTTTTTATTTTTTATCGAAAAACAAATAAGGAGTTGGAAAATGGGGAAACAAAATAATATTGCAATGGCAATTACTATGCAAAACGCGCAAGTAATAAATTCGCTAAATGCAATTAACAACAAATTTGATGATGTGCAAAATTCTATTGAGTCAATAAACAAGGTAGGTTTTAACAAGTTAAAAGCCGATGTAGTATATTACAACAACGCCCTGCAATTAACCACAACAGCACTAAAAAATGTTGCCGCAGTTATGGGGAAAGTTGTTGATTTATCAAAACAGGCGGGCGCACTTCAAAAGAAATTATCATTTGATATGCTCGGCACGGGCGCAATCGTTGATATTTCCACTGCCGAACGGGACATAAATAATATATCAAAGCAAATTAGAGAGTTTTCAGTTAGAACAAAGATAAATATGGGCGACACCGCCGATGTTGTGAATAAATTTTTAAGCAACGGATTTTCACAAGATTTAGCACTTGAACTAATACCGGATATGAATAGATTTAAGGGCGTTTTCCAAACAAATTTGAGTGAGATGTCGGACTTGTATAAAAACTTGGGCGTTATGGGAATTGATTTAACAGACCAAACAGCAGTAAGTAATAGTTTGAATAGCATTTACGCCGCAACGTCAAACGCAAATGTATCTTTTGAGGACTATAACAAAATGCTTAAAAATTCCGCGCCCGTTTTTAATAAATTCGGTATGGGAATAGACCAAATAAGCGCAAAAATGATGTTTTTGAGTGAAGAGGGATATTCGGGCGATAATATCACTAAAACTATCGAGGCGATAACTATGCAGTTGGTAAAAGCCGAAAAAACGGGCAAATCACTTGAAACGCACGGAATTGAAGAAATATTTTCAGGCGAAGCCCTAATTGCTATGCAGAAATATAACGCAAACTTTGAAAACAGCATAGGCGCAATAGCAGAAAAGATAGAAAAAGTAAAAGCGGAAAACCACATAGAATTTTTTGCAAAATTAAGAGAAAAATCACTTGACGAGGCACTAAACAGAGTAAATAACATAGCAAGTATTATGAAAGATATATTCTTAATTTCAATAATGCCGGCGTTGGCATACATTTTAGGCTTTGTTGAAAATATTTATGATTTCGTTTTGAATTTGATAACACCTTTTAGTTTTGTCTTTGACTTTGTCGCACAACACTTTGAAGTTATGAAATTTGTAATTGCCGGCGTTGGAATTGCACTTTCGGCAGCATTTGCGCCGGCGGTTTTGGCAGTAGGCGCAATAATCGGCGGCTTTATGATAATAAACGCCGCAGTAGAGCGATTTAACGAAATAATGGAAGAGGGCGGAGTATTAGCGGACTTCTTAAAAAACACAATAGCATTTACCGCCGGACTATTCGCCGCAATATTAGGATATAAAACAGCAATTGTAATAAAAGAAAAAATATCGTCAGGGCTTGAAGCATTGCGGAGCAAACATCAAGTAGCAACAAATGCGTTGCTTGCAAAAGAGTTAGTGATTAAAGGTTTGTTGCTGGCAAAACAGGTAGCAATTACAGCACTTAAAAATCCGTTATTGTTAGCGGCGGGCGTAGCGGCGGCGGCGGGCGGAATAGTGGCTATGAATAATATGGTGGGAAAAAAAGGCGACGAAACCGCAAGCGCATTTGAAAGTCCGATTGACAAAGCCGATAAAGCCGTTGAAAGCGGCACGGATTTAAGCCGTTTTACAATGCCGCAAATACAAACAATAGACCCGACCGCCCGAAACGCAGAAAGAGGCGAAAGCGGCGGACGTAGCGGCGGCGGCTCAAACGAGCGCATTATCCGGCACGAGGTAAGATTGTTTTTAGAGCGCGGAGTAAGCGCAGTTTCCTCTACCGGCGACCGAAGCAATAACGGAGTTTTAGTTTTATCGTTGCGAGATTAAATAAAATCATACTTTCAACATTCCGAGCAATACGCAAAAAACACACATCAAAAAAATACTTTTCTCTTAAACAACGGCAGAAATGGCGGAAAAACAAAAGGAAGCCCCTAAACTTCATTAGTTTAAGAAAGCCATTTCTGCCGTATTTATTCAAGGAGAATAAAAAAATGAGCGACGAAATACTTAAATCAATACTTTCCGCCGGCGACAAGGCGATTTATGCCGTAATAAAAAAAGAGGCATTTACCGCGAGCGACGGCAATGTTCAGCAGGCGGTAAAGCGGAATGATATTGTTTCGCTAATAAATTATATACTGAAATTTGAGAAAGATATTCAAAGCAAAAGTTTTTATGAAGAACGGCGGGCGAAAAAAGCGGAAATATTAAAATTCCTGAAAGAAGAAAGCCCGAAAATAATTGAAATGCAAAACTATACGGCAAACAGCGGACAAAACAAGCAATTTGTTTCTTATATTTCCGCAGATAAAATATTGCAGGCAATAAAACTTTTAGAAAACACGGCGCACACCTCGAATGCGAAAGTAATTTGGGGGTAAATTATGATTGATTTTTTCAACACAATATACGGATTAGCAACGGCATTTATATTTACGTGCGGTTTGGTAATAATAATTTTCCGTATAACAAATAAATATTGCGAGGCACAAATCGGAAAAGACGGAATCAAGTTAAATACTTCAAATAAAAATCACTATCCGACAAATAAAATCGACAAACATTACAATCAATTCATTTCGGATTTTAATAATTTCGCTTGCGATATGTACGATTTCCTTGTTAATAATCTCGAAATTGACGACAAAATATTTTTCGGACAGATTTATTCACTGCATATTAAAGCAAACATTAGAAATTACATTGAAAATTGCGTTCGGCTAAATCATATTCCCGCAAGAAACACAAAAGAACACGACGAATACATAAATATTCACTTGGCACAAATTATGCGAACTTGTGAATTTTTATCAAATGTGGTTTCTAAAAAATACAATTACGAAACAAAGGCGTATAATTTCGGAAACATAGCGAAATCATTTTGCGTTTTGATTGAAAGGTATAGGTAGGATATGCTAAACAATTATTACCCCTATATGTTACAAGAATTTCGAGCGCAAGAAGCAAAAGAGGATTTGCGAAAGTATTACGCCAAAAAAGCCGGATTTGCGGCATTTAGATTTTTATTTGAACTTTTAAGGAAAAGAGGTAAAATATGAGAACATTACAAGGACAATCGTTGCACAACACAAACGGACTATTCAAAAACGAAACACAACCAAACTCAAACGACGGCACGGAATTAGTCGCAGAAAATCCGCTAACGGATTTGTATTACGCTTCTCTGAATTTGCTCGAAGTATGCGGAGAAAAACCAAGTGAAGAACGTGAAGAAATAGACGGCAAATCGCAAATAGTAGATGCGTTGGATAGTAGATATGCGAATAAAGAAGCGACAGAAGAGGATATAAAAACAATTAACAGTAAAATTAAAGACAATTTTTCAGACACGGATTTAGAAAACTCGAATGTGAATTTGCAAACAAAAATAAATAATTTGAATTACGATATTAGTATTATTGAAGGCGCAATAAATGATTTGCGAAGAGCCGATTCTGCGATTTTGATTAAAAGAAGGATTGTATATGGACGTGTATTCGCGACGCCCTCAACGCCAGAATACGTTATTTCTGATAGCGTATGGCTACCTGAACATTGTAATATTGTAGCACTATCCGGAAGTTTTTTCCCTGAAAGTTCATCCATTACAACGAAACATCAATCTCCTACAAATATTAAATTAGATAGAGTTAATAGAGAGGAATATATTTTATCTGCAAGTATAAATATATCTACTGTTACTTACGCTAATATCTATATTATTATAGATTATACTGAACCTAATTGGTAATTTAATTATTAAAATTATGAAAAGGAAATAACAATGGGACAAATGACAACGAAAAAACTTTTTAACGGGAAAGAGTTGCACGTTTTAGGGCAGGATTTCCCGCCGAAATGGGGGAAGTTTTACAGCGATACGACAAACGATTTAATCGACGGCGTGAATGAACTCGACAAGAAAAAAGCAAATGAAAGTGATTTGCAGGCGCAAATTGCGAATTTTGCCGCGCACGAAAACGACCAGCGCACACCGAAACATTTAACGCAAACGCAAAAGAATAATTTACTTGCACTTTTAACAAATTTTACCGCACACGAGGCAGACGAACGCACACCGAAACATTTAACGGCGCAACAAAAAAGTGATTTGCTGGCGCATTTGCTCGACAAAATACAGCATATTACAGGGAAAGAGCGCGAAGAATGGAAACAAAACACCGCCGACATAATAACTATTTTTGAACTATTAGCCGGCGGCTTTGGCAGTGGTAAAGTCGCTTGGAGTATTGCCGGCGATTTTGCCGTTATACAAAGCCCGACACAAGCGGAATTAACGGCAGTATTTGCGCGAGCGTATCCGAATGCGACACCGGCAAATACCGATATTGTAATTAACCGCGAAAATTCAAACAGCAAATATATGTTCGACGGCACGGAATGGATTGATATTAATGCTTTTAATTCAAAGGATATGAACAGAGTAAATTCCAGCAATGGCGCGGGCGGCTGGAATAATACGGACATTTCCATATCCGACGACGGTAGGAGTATGAATTTTTTACGTACTGGTTGGGGGTATGTTAAAGTTTCTTATGATTCGATACAAGTATATAACAGTTTCGGCGTTTTGGTTATGGATTTTACCCGCGACGGCATATGGCATCACGAGATACAACAACTCAAAGGCAGTTTTGGAGTTGATACAATAGCATACAACGGATTTCCCGACTGGAACGTTGGGAAAGCAAATATCCGCAGATTATGCAACGACGGCAACAACGACTTGATTTCTATTTCAGAGGAGTTTTTGCAAAGAACGGAAGGAATGCCGCCAAACGTAAAACAATACTTCGGCACAAGAAGCCCGCATAATGTGCAATTAGTGATTGAAAATTACATTCCAAGCGACAGCGAGTTTGTAGTTTGGAAAAAAGTAAGCGAGTTTGTCGCTTCGGAAATAGGTAAAATACCACCATTCCCTGATTTAACTAATTATTTGCATAGAAGCGCATACACTTCCGATGCAAATGTTATACCTTATATGAGAAGATTAAACATTTCGACAATAGACGCAAGAACCTCAAATCTTCCGAATTTCCTTGAAGATGTAGATAAAACTTCCGGTATTCTCTTTTCGACAGGGGCTACGGATTTTAGTTTTATGCCAACTTTTGGAATGCAATGGCTTTTTACAAGTACAGGAAGAATATTTAACAGGACATATAATAACGAATTGGTATTCAGTAATTGGCGTGAAATCGGAGACGGCTCATCGTGGAATGGAGAAACGAGCGCAGGCGGTGCAACTCTTACGCCATCTGTACTAACAAGAGCAGTAATACGGGAAGACGGGAAATTTGCTCTGCTAACCAATACAGTAATAGGTAATAATGGAATAAGGGCTTACGTAAATACTTTTGGACTTATTATTGACGGTAGTGATTTATTGGCTCAAATATCAAAAAAACAAGACGAACTCGAAAGCGGAGTAAATATCAAAACGATAAATAATCAGTCATTACTCGGAAGCGGAAATATTGAGATTCAGGGCGGCGGTGGTGGTATCGTGTCTTTTAGCATTGTGATAAATTTACGAACTTTAACACAAGCATTTAACGGAAATCAAAACTATGTGATAGATATAAACGACACACGAATAGGCAACGGCAACGGCTTTGTTTGGAGTTATGCAATAAGTCCGCAATTGTACGGAAAAATGAGCCAAAGTAATATGCTTTGGGTAGCAAAAGCGTGTTTTGCCGCAAATAATAGGTTTAGTTGCGTTGTGAGAGCGACAGAATACCAAGAATTAGCCGCGTCAGGCGATACCATTACATTTACATTTATTAGACAGTAAAAAAGCGGGCGGGCGCAATGGTAAATACACTTTTCACAAACGATTTGAACGGCGGCGATATTGCAGTAAAAAGCGACGGCATACAACGCGGCGATTTTCTGCAAACTGCCGTATATTGCGCTCTTTTCGGCGGAAATGTGGAAGAAAATACAAAGCCCGAATATCGCAGATACGAAAGCAATAAATCGTATTGGGGAAACGCATTTTTGCGCCGTCAGTTTAATTCGGAAACCGAAAGAGCGTTGCGAAACAATACCACAACGGCGGACGGATTAAGCGAAATACGCAAGGCAGTATTTACGGATTTACAGAAACTAATTCCCACAGAAATTGACAAAATTACGGAAGTTTATGTTTCGCAGTCGGCAACAAATCCAACGCGGATAAAAATAACGATTTTCATTGAAGCGCAACGCATACACAAACAATTTATTTTTGAGGCGGGCGAAAATGGTTAAATATTCCTCATTCGGAACACTACCTTTCGGACACGAACTATTCGGCGGCATTCTGCTCGACGAGCAGGAAATAAACCGGGTACTCGAAAGAATTTTGCAAAGATACCCGCGCGGTTTTGCTTGGAAAGGAAAGAATTTACAAGCAATTACACGGGCGTTTGCGCTTGAATTTTACACGCTTCAAAAAAACGCAATAGCACAGGCGCAAGTAAATAATTTTTTCAAAGAATATGCAATCAAATCGGGAAAAAATATTTCATTGCCGTCGATAGAAAAGGCGTTACATTCGGCAGGATTTACGCAGGCACAACTATTTTACACAACGGGCGAACGAAAGTATATTGCGCCGAAAGCCGCATCAAGCACACAATTCGGCAACGAAAAAGGAATGTTCGGGCGGGGAATGTTCGGCGGACATTATCACAAACCACACCCGAAAGATTATCCGCACGGCTCAGTGCTACACACCGGCAGAATTGACTTTCTGCTAAACAAAGTGGAAACGCCCGACAATGAAGCAATCGCAGTTTGGAATTTGATAACGAATAATCGCAACACGCAAAGGTTTGTTTTTTATGTAGGTCGCATAGGAAACTTTTTGTCGCCGATTCGTTTTGAAAACCAAGAGCAATATTTAGAGTTTCGTCGCATTTTGATTGAGCATATACCTTTTGGTATGTTCGGGATAATTAACTATGATATTTGGAGATAGCGGTATGTTTTACGATTTCCGCAAAACAAAGCAAAAAGAAATATTGCCCGTTCTTTCGACAACACAGACAGACACATTAGCAATAACTAAACGCACACTTGATTTTCCTGAATTAGTTTTGCAAATACTCAAAAATCAAAAGAGCAAATCCGAAATTGAAATAAACACATACAACACTAATAAAGAGATTTTGCTTTTTTGCGAAAAGGCAAAGGAATATTGCGAAAAAATAACAATAACAACGGATTGCGTGAAACATAATAATTTTACGGAAATGAAAAAATTAAAAGACATCGGAATATGTGTAGGTGCTAAATTTAACCATTCAAAAGCGGTAATAATTCGCAACGCCGAAAACAACATTTTGATTTCAAGCAGTTTCACATTCAAAAAGAATTTAACAACAACGCAAGCGATATTTATTTCCCGCGACGAAAAATATTTTACGGATAAAAATTACTTTGATATTAGAAATCTGCAAATACAAAATTTGCTTAAATTAGCAACGGAACAAACGCGGGAAATAGTGATTTTAAGTTTTGCGCTTTCAAATCACGCGGGCTATTTGTCGCTAATTAAAAAACGTTTGCCGAACACCGAAATCAAAGTAATTCACGATAAATACTATTGCAAACATTCTATCAAAACGCTCTATGGATTGCGCAAATCAGGCGTAAAACTTTATTACGATATAAACCACATTAAAGCGGTGTATTTAGACAACGGCGACAACGGGAAAGTGCTTTTTTTAACATCAGCAAACATCGGCAATAATTTTCGGATAGAGGACATTACTAAAATAGAAAACCAAGACGATATAAATTCATTTATGGGGGCAATATGGAAAACAGCAAAAGAGTATTGATAGAAGAATTAGCAGAGTTGCAATTTTCCGACGGCGAAATATGCAAGTTGGCAGATATTGAAATAAACGCAGAAATCGCCGAAATAATATCTATTTCCCGTTTGAAGTCGGAACATCAAATTCGCAAGATACTTTTTGATATGGCAAAGAATGGCAATCCATACGCGCAAAAGCAGTTTGCGGAGTTGATAGAAAAACGGCAAAAATCTAAAATTCTTAAAAGATAATAGTTTGCGATATAGTATTTTATGGGTGTTCTTTGAGTTATTTCTTTGCGAATGAAAAAAGTAGTGAGTTTTTATTTAGCACAATAGAAATAGAATTTAGAACGTTATGCAATTCATTTGCGGCGTTCCTTTTCTGTTTATTCTTACGTGCTATGGGCTTCACTACTGCCTTTCATTCGCAGGAATGGCTGAAAAACGAACGCCCGTTTTATTTCAACAATTAAATCGGCGTTTTACTTTCGGCAATTAGCAATAGTGCTTTTGCATAAATTTTTTATTTTAATTAAAGGGGGCTTTTATGCTTTTGTTTTTAGGTTTAGTTTTTGCAATAGTTAGTATTGCAGTGTTTATGAGCGTGTCAGACAAAAAAAACAAAGAAAAATTACTGTCTGACCCACGAATGAAAGGCGCAAATTTGCTTTTTAGTAATTCGGTAAAATTAGCAATATCCGAAAATGGATATGTGGGCATTATTCAAGGTTTGGTAATGGAAATATTTCACATAAAAGAAATTGTCTCTTTTAGTATTTCCAAAAAAGAAAAAGGGAAAAAGATAGAAAAGGTTTTGCTTGATTTTTCGTTTAATGATAAGAAAAGTAGTTTTGCAATATTTGACAATGGGACATATTCGATAGGCGCTGAAAACAACGAAAAAAGAATAAGCGAACTACTTTCTGAATTAGAGCGAATTAAAAAGAAGTTTGAAAACACAGACATTCCGAAAATTGACACAAACGAAAATTTGTGTGAAGTCAATAAAAGCAGTAATAAAATTGCTTACATAGTTGCCGTAGTTTCTTTGC